GTTTGACGACGTGAGCTTACAGAGGCGATATATCCCCCCTGGTCAGTCATTTACAGGCGTCTCGTATTCGCTGCTCATCATACGCGCTGTGCGTGCCGTGTTGTGCGGTAGCATCGGGCATCCGAGACTACACTGGTGCTCGTCAAGGAGCGCCACTGCATCAACGTAACGCTCAGCCACTAACACCGCACCGCAGGCACACCAGACGATGGCGGTTCCTATAGTGATTGGTTGATAGGCGGTCGTCACAGTCCTTGCCTCGTCTTGCGCGCGTGACACTCAGCGCACAGGTTCTGTAGGTTGCATCGGTCCCAGAACAGCGCCAGTGAACCCCGATGCGGCTCGATATGGTCTGTCTGTGTCCCTGGGACGGTTACGCCAGCAGTAAGGCACGCGCGGCACCACGGCTCATCAGCCCGCACCTGACGCTTGAGCGCCTCCCACTGCGGCGTATGATACAGCGTCCGCACATCGGCATTCTGGCGGATGTCTGGCTTCTGGTGCGCCTTGCATCGACCTCTCGGCACCAGCGCTGGACAGCCAGGCTCAAGGCAAATCGGGCTCATGGCTTGTTAACAATGACCTGCATCGCTTCCCCGTTAGGGAAGAATGCCACCTTGCTCGAGCCGTCTACGAGCTTCAGATGGATGTAGTAGGGACTGCCGGTCGTGAGCCACTTCGTCGGGTCCGGCGTGAAATACCAATAACCGGGATAGGTCGTCTGGTCGCTGTGCTTACGGACTGTGGCCGCGCTTGTGACCGTGGCTCGAGCCGAATCCGTCACGATAGCCGTGCAGGTGTAGTCGGTCAGGGCGAATCCGACACCATCCGAGAGCGCCTGAATCGGCCCAATCTCCGCGCTCCAGCCTTCGGTCATTTCGAGTAGTTTTGCGGCCATCAGCCTCGATACCTCAGCGTATAGGATGCCACGCGCGAGCGCAGGACGCTATCAGCGTGCCGCGGGTCGAGAGTGTAGCGTGGTGTGCGGTTCCGCAGCGTCGCGAAGATGATGTCCGGCAACGTCGCGCCGGTGGAACGCCGCCGAGAGAACCAGCGAAACAGCCACATTAGCTCGGGTCCACTGTCTGTAAGGCGTCAAGGTCTGCCCGCGTCGCCACACCTGACCATGCGGTCGTCGTGTCGTCCTCTTGGTAGACCGTCACGGTCGTCGCGTCGATGTTGACCTTGTTCCGGAGCGTCCGCAGCGCATCCTTGACCGTGCGCCCGCCATCAGACGATCCAGCTAGGTTGCGGCCGAGCACCTTATCCGCAATCTGCGCCGTGGTTGGAATATCAGACGTGAGCGCCGCACCGTAAGCCGTCAGAGCCGCTGCCGCTGCAGCCTGTGCGCCAGCGCTGGAGAGGTTATTGAGCGCCGCGATCGCCGCCAGGACCGCATCATCAGCACTCGCGAGCGCGGCTGTGAGCTCAGCATTCGTCGGCAAGTCGCCGATCTGCGTATCGAGGTTCGCCGATGCGAGCCCTACAGCCGTCCGAATCCCTGCCGCGTCAAGCGTGCTGAGTCCCGACTGGATCTCTGTGACCGCGGACGCCGCAAGCGCAGACGCTGTGAGCGTATCCGCAGCCATCGCGCCGACCGTGACCTGTCCGGATGCATCAATCGCCGCCGTGCGCCCAGCTGTGGCCGGACGTAATGCGCTTTCCGCTTCGAGCGAAAACTCCCCAACCGGCGTCCCGACCACCGATGTGCCGCCGACCGTGCCCGCACTCAGCACGAGCGTGTAATTGCTGCCAGCCGCATAGCCGTTGCCGGACGTGGCGACCACTCGCACGTTGTTCAGGCCCGTTACGGCATCAATGTCTGCCGTGAGCGTAATGCCACCCGTGACTTCCGTGGTCGAGTTGTCCGGATAGGCCACGACTGTGCCACCCGAGAGCGCAGTCATGGCACCGGCTGACCGCGTCGCGAATTTCACATCGAACGTGCTACCAAGTGCGTAGTCAGCCATTACTCAGCCTTTCGGGTAATCGCTCCGGTCTGGATGTCGATCGTATCGTTCGGCCTAAGCTTGTGCTTCTCGCGCAGATGCGTGATGACCGAATCGAAGGCGTTTTTGGCGGGCTCAGCGGCCCTAAGCACCCATCGCGCCGCGGCTTGCGCGTCCGCAGCGTCCTGATACACCTTGCGAAGATACTCCAGATCCGCCGTGTCGAGCACCGTCGTCTGAGGCGCTTCGTCGTTCTGGGCGAGCTTAAATCGTGCGGCTTTTCCCATCGTCTCCGTCCTAGTCGAAGTTTACCGCGTTCGCAGCGTCGTCGCGCAGCTTCTGCTTGTAGGCTTTCTTCAAATCCAGCACGTAATCGTTCAGGTGCTGCTTCAGGAATTGCTTGGCGGTCAGCGCCACGAAGTTAGGATTCGCGGCGACCTCGCGCGCGTTGTAGCTGTCCTTCGCCCACTGGATGCCGAGTTCTTCCTTATCGCTGGCCGTGATGTCGATCGAGTAGGTCGCTGGCATCGATGCTCCTTTATGCGACGGTGGTAAGCGCGGTCCAGGTGGTGGACCCGTCGGTGTTGATGTAGGCGCGGTCGGTCGTGCCGCTCCCGTCCGAGCGGAGATACAGCGACCCCTTCGCCGCGCTAAGCGTCGGAGCGCCAGAGCCAAAGAACACGCCATAGTTTGCAGTGCTGCTGAAGGTGTAGCCCGTGCCTGCCGTGCCGCCCGCAGGAATCGCGGTGTCAGATGCGGCTTTCACCGTTGGCGTCGTGAAGGTAGCTGAGCCTTCCACCAGCGTCAACCGAGTCGTGGCTGTCTGGGCTGTCGTGCCCGTGCCGAGCACAGCAGGCGTTTTGAAGATCAGGCTGCTGACCGCGCCTGCGCCTGTGCCCGTGCCGGATTGGATGGTGAAGTTCGCTCCAGCCTTGTCCGTGCCAGTGATGCCGTTGCAGGCCCGAAGTGTTTGGGCGACTGCGGCGCCGTTGATGTCGGTGCCCATCTGGAGAGTTGCAGCTGCCGCCCGTTTTATAAATAGATCCCCAGAGCTGTAATTGATCGACCCCATCCTAAATTCGGATGCCGTCCATAGCCCGGTGCCCGCCTGGAAATAGGCGGCATTCACCATTGCTGTATTCGCGCGATTAATTGCACGAAATTCTAGTTCTGTTCCTGCTGCAATGCCAATCCACGGGTAATTCGAGTTGCCGCCAGAGAAACAAATCCGGTCTACCCCAGCATCCTGAATAACCAATTGTCTCGATGCGTCAGCACATGCTGTCTTTGTTGTATTGATTGCGGCTCCCGTAAACGTAACCGCTCCAGCATTCCACGTCTGCGTGATGTTTAGTGCTGGCTGACTTGTTGTCTGAGTAGCCCCCGTGATGGTGAGCCCGCTCGACCCAACAGCCTCATTGATGATGACTGGCCCGGTCAGTGTTGGGCTTGTCTGCATCGCCACAACCGTCCCGCTCCCCGTCAGGGTGTATTCCCCCACCACGCCAGAGCTATTACGCAGGATGCGGCCGTCTGTTCCGCCCGTGATTGTGGTCGTGCCGATGGTCAGGCCGGCGCCGAGATTAACATCGATGATCGTCGGTGCTGACATAGCCTATGACACTCCTACCGATGCCGCCAAGCGTCCACATTGATCGCCAGCATCACAACGATCACCACGACCGCAGCCATTACGCATGTCACCGCTGCCCCATGTGCCAGCGGATCGCCAGCGCCGTTACCAGCGCTTCGAGCGCCGCGCGTAACGTCATGCTATAGCCTTCTGGGAACACGATGACAGAGTGCGACTGCATCCACGCCCCGAGCGCCACCAGAAATGGATCAGCGACAGGCCACCACGCCGCGAGCAATGCCGCGAATGTCGCCGTCGAGAAGGTCGGCGTTGTCGGTTCACTCATTGGCCACTTCCACCGCACCCGTAACCAGTGCACATCCGCGCCGTTCACGGCTTCTGATTGCTCAACATCTCACGCGAGAAATACGCCGCTACGCCGGCCGCGATGATCTGCACATAGCGATTACTGACGACCCGCTTAAACCAACCCGGATTATTGATGTCTTCCTGAATCGTGTTGAGTCGCCCGAGGATCGCATTCGTGTTCAGGTCGTCCAACTGCGTGAGCGCCGCAAAGATGCGCTCGTTCTGCGCGTAGATCTTATCAACTTCAGACGACACAATCGCGCGAATCACATCAGGCGTCACAGCGCCGCCGATGGGCGTCTGCGGCTGCTGTGGCACGCCGACAGGCCACGGCGCAACCGTCTGGATGCCGACACCGTTCGGCACGCCGTCGCTCCACGTGAGCCGTCCAGAGCCCTCCACATCGGCGATCACGTCGTATCCCCAGCCACCAGGCACGTCGATGATCCAGTCACAGGAGACACGGATGCCAGTGTATGGAGTCGGACACGTAGAGCCGCCATCCTTGCGCAGGAGCGCCCATCCACTCTGTCCAGCGAGTCCGCGGGATAGCATCTCGGACACTTGGGATGGGCTCATCGGCGTTGGATAGAGCACGCGTGATGCCGTGAGCGCATCGCGAATCGCAGACGGTTGCGCGAAAGCCGGCGACGGCAGCACAAGCAACGCCAACACGAGCAACGCGCGGATCATCGCACACCTCGCATTTGCCGGTAGTTGTGGACATCCACGGCGGTTTGCGCGGCGAGCAGCCCGAGCGCGGCCCATTTGACCGCCCGCGGCGCTTTCGCGCGATGCCGAGCGAGCAGGTAGATCGACGCGGTATGCACAGCGCCCTTAATCGACAAGCCAGGCACAACGCCGAACTTGTTGATGCCGCGGCCGAGCAGCGGATTCGCTTCCGTGCAGGTGTGCGCGCCGAGGCAGTAGGATGTCTGGAGCATATCGACCGACGCCGCAAACCCGAATCCAGCCAGCAGAATACCAGCCGCCTTGCGGTCGTTCGCCTCATCAGCCCATGCCGGCGTAGACCAGCAGAGGCACGCCGCGACTAGCGCGAGCCTAGCCCCAATACCAGCCCACATGCGCGGCATACCACTCGCCCACGGCCACACATACATTGACAGCCCAATCATACGCCGATAGACCGAAAATCACAGGCATTTTACGCACGCCTCCGCCGAGCTCGAGCCGCACGCGCCACGCCAATCAGCCCGGTGCCGAGCAACAGCATCGATGCCGGCTCAGGAGCCGGGTTTAAGCTGGACTCAGTGCCGAGGAATAAGTCATCAAGCGCAAAATCGTTCCCTGAGTAGATGGTCGAACCATTCCGAATCTCTAGCGTCGCCAATGAAGCACTCGCCGAGTTCCAGGTATTCGACAGTCCGGACCATGCGCCAGTCGAACCCGTCAGCGACGACCCGACCTGAAACCCATTAATCCAGAACGACAAGCTGGGCGGCTCAAACGGCACCGGCATGAGCGCATTGCAGCACAGATCCATCGCCCACGCCTCGAAGAAGTATGTCGTATCGGGCGCCACAGACACCGACTGCTTCCAGACGGTAGACGCCGACGCCGTTTGTCCGTTCACGAGCATCATGGCACCAGAGCCTGATGTGTGGTCGCCAGTCGTCACCCAATACGGATGCCGGCCCGCAGCCGTGTCATCAATACCAAACACGCCAGGATCCCACAGGTCATCGTCTGCGCCGCCATCGGCCGTAAAGATGTAATCCGTCGTGAAGCCGACGTAGCCCCCTGAAAAGTCGCTGTTCGTGATGAGGTTCACAGGCCCCGCCGCGGCAGACATGGGCAACGACAAACACAGCAGAAGCCCGAGGTATTTAGCGATCAAAGCGCCGCGCGCCGTTAACGTAACCATTCCGATCACCTTCAATAATGCGGTCGAGTTTGTTATCAATACGCCGAACGGCTTCCTTGAGGTCGATCACGTTTGCGTCAATCTGACGCTGGATACTGTCGGCCCGCGCTTCAATGTTCGATAGCCGCTCGCGCGTCAACTGGCTATCACGCTCCGCTGACACAATGCGCTCTTGCACCGATGCGCCCCATGTGCCAGCTAAACCCAGCAGCGCGGTAAGAATTGCGCCAAGCGTCCACGTCTTCCACGCGCCGTCTTCAGACGACTGCGGCGTGTGCGAGGACGCCCCGAGGTCGATTTCCGTCATGGCACGCCCACGCCAGAGGTTGACAGCATCGCCTTAATTATGCCATGTGCCCGCGACCGGCAAAGAACAGAATCATGCTTAATTGCGTATCATTTAGGACACAACTAGGTTGACAATGGGCCAGGGAATAGCTCACGACATGGCGCTAATTCCGCAGGACGCAACCGCCGGCCGTTTAGTTGCTGCACGGCACATAACGCCTCGTGATAGTCCGACCATTGATCAGGTAGGTAGAAATACCAGTCCGCGCCGTAGGGCACCGACCATCGCACCTCACAGGTGCCATTCTGCCTACGCACAACACGCCAGCCGCCGGACTGTCGGGACCATCTAAAGAATTGCCACCAGCGTCGGATCATTTCTTCTCCTGGCGACCACGCTGCGCTGCGAGTTGACGCGCCAATCGCTCCGCTTCGACGCGCGGCAACCCCGCCTCGTATTCCATGATGGCGGCTCGTTCCTCGAAGTCGTCGCGCATGGCGATTTCAGCGTTCGTCATTGGCCGGCCTTAAGGTCTGTCAGCATCTTAATGGTGCGCATCAAAAGCGCGATTTCCGCGCGCAATTTCTCGCAATTTTGACAATCCTGCGTCGTCATTTTACCATCTCCGGCAACGGCTTGCCGACCCGCCGCGCCTTGTTCACGCGCGCCTTATAGAGATGCAGCGCGCACATTTTCCGCCCCAACTCAGCCCGCGCGAGACAGGCGACGCACCGCCCCCGCGCCCGCTGCCGAGCTCGCCACGCCCGTAGGTAGTCGCTCACCTGGTCGCCCCGATGCGCGGCCCCCAGCCGACCGTGGCGCCCATACCGACCATGCGGCCTTCCGGCGTGCGGCTCATTTCGGCCTGTAGCGCCCGTGCGCGCGACGTAAACCCGTCCCGTGGGGCTAACAGCCACCACGAGCCAATCGCGCGTCCTGGGGCATCCTGGCGCGGAATTCGGCCAGTCTGGAAAATGTGGTCGTTCGTGTCCGGCGTTTCCATGTGGTCCTCCTACCGGCTCGCGTCGCGTTTCATTTCCGCAGCGAGCGCATCCACCTGCTCTGGTGTGCTCACAAATCGCAGCCGCAGCCCGCGAGCCACGAGCTTAGCCTGGCTATCGGTTAGTGTCCCGCCTGGCGTCTTCCAGTCAACAGCTTTCTGCACGTCGCCGTAAACCGCCAGCGCGTCGAATGGATGGCCCACGTCGATAATGGTGAGCCCGCACTGGACGGCGTAGGCTGAAAGTGCCTTCGCGGTCGTGTCTGGCCTGTGACGGGCATAGGCTGGCTTCACGGCTTCACCGACTCTTTCTTGCAGGTATGATTTCCGCTCGTGTCTCCTCCGGCTGTGGCCCCTTCCCTGTCACATGCGGCGCAAAATTCGACGATTTTAGAAGTTTCGGCACCGCACGCTGGGCACTCTCGGTGCTTCTTCGGCAGCCACTTGTCGCACATCCCGCAATACCTAGCCTTCACGGCTTCACCGCCTTGGCATTCGCAAGCGCGCCCACAATGCCTGTGACGATCGCTGACGGATCGCAGTCGGATTCCAGCATGTCGCGGAGGTCGCACAGCCCATCCGTCAAGATGCGCTCTCGTTCTTGAGCGGCGGCGAGTTGGGCTTTGAGGGAGGCAGAGTCTTCATCCATCGCCCTCGCTGCGGCCATGCTCAACTCGCGTGAGCACCTGACGGCATCACAGAGCAGAGCGATGAGCGCGGTATCTGGTGATACATTCCGCTGCTCGGCACTGATTGTCACAAAACACGCTCGCTGGAAGTCCGCGATGCTGCGATCCATGTAGGTGCCGCCAACTTCAATAGCGTCTACTGCCGGATTCTCTTCAGCCATCACGCCACACCTGTTCGGGTCAAGCTCGCACCCGTGTCCTCTGTGCCACTCGCGCCAATGCCCAGCGAATCCAGCTGGAGACGTATCTCCGCATGCCATCACTTCACCTCCTCCATCAACCGCGACACCCGCTCGCGAATCTGAGATTGCCGCATCCCGGCATCGTTCAGCCTCCGACAGATCGGATGTGTCCGCAGCGGCCCGCGCTGCCCCTCGCGCGTAATTGGACGCCGGCACAACCAGCAACGACGCTCAGCGGAGAGCGCCACACGTCCCGGTGTGGCCTTCATGGTCGCCTCCCAATCAGACGCATCGCTCCGCGCTGAAGGCTATCGGCCGCAGCCGTGAAACACTGGCTCTTCGCGTCATACCAGCGACGCAATTCCTGCCCGTGTGCCCAGTGCCCACAGGTGATGACCCGCCCGCCGTCAGGGTCTTTCATCGCGATTGTTTCGTCCTCGTGCAAGTCCGGCACGAACCGCAGCGGAAGGTGCGCGACATTCGCCGAGCGGCATGAATGGCAGTCACACGGCTCCGACTCATAGCCCATCGCGTGAGCCCGCCGATGCTCGCGCGCGTCCTTGTCGGCCATCACCGGCACGTCGGCGTAGCGGTCTGTGCGCGGAATCGCTTCAATCCATTCGACCGGCTTCGGGAAGTGTTTCGCCCGCTGCGCCAGGACCTCCGCAGCCGCGCGCACACCGTCGAGCTGATAGCTCCGCAGCGCCCGGAAGTAGTCAGAAATCATCCGCTCGCGCTCGCCGTCGTCGAATCGACGCGTCATCAACATGCGCGCGAGCCCGTTGAAAATCTCCGAAAATGCGGTCACTTCTTGAGAGGTCATGGCCGGCCGTCCCGTTCAATCAGCGACTTGACAAGCTCGAGATCCACGCCGTTCGCAGCCTTAGCAGTAGGCAAGCTGCGCCGCGTAATCTCGGCTTGGAATTCGTCCTGCACCCACGGCCAGATATCTCGAGGGAGTGCCTTGCCGGCGAGCTTCTCGTTCAGTCCATCGACCCATTCGTCGAGCAGAAATGTGTCAGACAATTCCCCGAGACGGTCGATCAATTGGTCGATCTGCCACCGATGCAGGAACACTCGGCCGAAGTTCTTGCCTGAACCTCCAGCTGTCCGTGGCTTCGCTCGCGCCAGCGCGGGCCGCTGTTCGTCCCGATCAGAAACAGAAACAGGATCAGAAACAGAAACAGAAACCGAACACCTTGGCGATGGCTCGACATTGCCTTTACCGGGCTGAGCACTACCTAGGTCGTGCCTTACACTACCCACCGCATCAGGAGCCGGAATAGACGACTCAGCCTCACGTTGATGAGGCTTCTGATATTTCTGGAAGTTGTTGATTTGAATGTAGTTCTCGCCATTTACGCTATAGCGAGTCACGAACCCGGCACAACCTAGGTCGTACAGAGCCCTGTCCGCGTCATGGTCGTCATACGGCAGAACCTCGTGCTTGATCCGCCTAGGGCGATCCTTGAGCCTGCCTTCGCGATCCGCGAGCACCCACAACCCCTGAAACAGGATTCGGGTGAGCGGGTGGAGGTCGCACAGCGCCTCGTTTAGGAAGAATCCAGGCGAGAGCAGACGTGTCCTGGCCATTACTCGTCGCCTCGCTGCGACTCTGAGTAGAGCTCATCTTCGATGGCGTTTGCGATGGTGCGCCGTAATGCCTCTGAGTCGTCCTCATCGAGAGCAATCAGCGACACGCTCACCGTGTCAAAGTCGTGTAGCCTAGCTAAAATCTTGTCTGTGATCCGCTTGCTCAGCTGCTCCAGTTGATTCGCCATTACCGCACCTCATCATTGAGATGCAGCGCCGCCCTGAGAACACCTATATCCCGAATGGCTATCTGTAATTCGTCCGATAATTCGTCCAGTCTGTAGGCGTCAGGAGCACTCCCAGTTCTGAGCAATACGGACGCAACTTTCCTTAGATAGTCCACGTCGAGCATGTCAATCGACAGCCCGAGATCGCGCTTGAGATTGTCTATGGAATGGTCTTGCGGTAAAATGCTGTCAGCCATCACGCCTCTCACTAGGTGTTGATGATGAGGGATGCGGTAGCGTTTGCGCGCTGCCGTATCCCGACTCACAACGCTAGCACATCCGAGCTTGCAAACTCAATCTGAAAGTCACGCGCGCCGGTGGATTGCTTCGATCCTGTCTCGTATCGCACCTTCAGCGGTTGCAGCGTCGCTGAGATGCGTTTCTAGAAGTCTTTGCACGAGCCGTAGTAAGCGCTCACGCTCGACAATGAATTGAAACACCTCTTCATCCGACATCCCGTTCGGCCAGCCTAGAAACTGCGCCACTGATGCCAACGTTAATGATTGACACATTACGCCCTCTGATGAATTACGCGCGCCGATGAATCGCCTGCCTGATGCGATACGCGCGCTCCGTCATTTCCTTCGCTTGATGCAGCAGCCAGTCTGCCGCGTGGTTCGCTTCCGCCACCGTCGCATCTGACAGCAGCGCGTAGCCTTTCTGGCCGCTGATAACCTGTCCGTCCGACATCGACGCGACCGCCCTGACGACGCGATCCGTGACGCCGAAGCGCTGCTCGAGCTCGCGCGACTTCGCCCAGCCGCGCCCGCGCAGGTAGCCGATCATCGGTGCGACGAGAGGCCGATAGCGTTCAACGCGCGCCGCGAATGGCAACGAGGTCTGCTGCGTCATTTCTTCCGCTCCGTGTGCCGCGCGAATAGCACGCCGAGCCAGCACACCGCCGCGAGAATCAGGCCGGTATAGGCGACAGAGGTATCAATCCAGAGCGTCATCACAGCACCTTGAAGTTTATCGGACCGCTTGCGTCCGGATATTCGCGGCCATCGAGTGAGAACGTGCGGCCAGCGATGATAACGGCCTTCTCGCCACCGACTGCGCCGGTAAGCCTTTGATGGCAAGCCGCGCAGACCAGCACGCCGTTGCGCGCGTCCCATCGTGTCGCGCGGTGCTCCCGAGGCGTCACGTGATGGCACTCTCCTCGCTCAGGCAGCAGTGCCAGCGACTTCACGACATGCCGGCGACACCATCGGCACTTCCCGCCGTCGCGAGCCCAGACCGCTTCGCGCCAGAGCCGTTCTTGCTTCTTCTCGACCTTGCGGCTATCGGATTTCTCAGTCAGTCGAGAGGTCATATTCGCCTTCGGCTGAGCGCGACGCTGGCGGTTGAGCTCTCCGAGTGTTGGGAGGCCGTGTAAGCTCACAGCGTCACCTCACCATCTAACGCTAGTGTCTCTTGCTGTAGCCGCCGCGCGGCTATCTCGCAGTAGTGCTCATCACGGTCGATCCCTATAGCCGATAGACCGCTATCTTTCGCGGCCCGTAGCGTTGTCCCTGACCCCATAAACGGATCAACTATCGTTCGAACACCAGGCACTTGCGCGATACACCACTTCATCAGATCGACCGGCTTTTGTGTCGGATGCTCTCGGCGTCCGTCTGCATTTCGATTCGCCATGTAGAGCTTGCTGGGCTTATCGATGTCGGTCCACGCTAGCTCGAAATCCGCCATCGTCGGCATGCGGGACGTTTTCACCCATGCCAACCAACACCGTGACGGCTCCATACGATAGTAGTTGCCACCCCAGATGATCGACGCATGAGCCAACCGTAACACTGTCGCGATGGTGTCTGGACTCGCCGGCTGGGCATCCCACTGGAAGGCCCGCGCGTAGATCGGATTCGACGCCCACGTCCCGCCGGACCACTTCTCGCCGTGACCGTATGGCGGGTCCGTCAACATGAGGTCAAACAACGGCGGCATCCCGTGTATCGGGCACCACTCTGCGATCACATCGCGGCAGTCACCGTGATAGATCGTGATGCCACCGTGCTCGTAATACGGCTTCATCGCGTCACCTTTCGCCCCAGCGCCGCATACTGTGAGCGGCAGCGTCGAGAGCAGTAGACCCGCCGCTTGTTCAGCATGTGCCTGATTGCCTTCTCGCAGTTGCGGCAGATCATGCCGCCTCGCTTTCACCAGGCAGCGGCACGACAATGCCGTGCTCCGTCGCCGCCCATCGGACCAACCATTCCATGTATTCCGAGAACTGCTTCGTGTTCAGCTTCGATGAACTCACGCGCGGCAGTTCGCGCCCGAACCGCTGATCGTAGGCTGTGCCGTAGCATTCGCCGAGCAGCGCGTAGTGCAGCTGCTCGTGCTCGTGTTCGTCATAGCCGAGCGCCTCAGCGATGACCGGATACGCAATGCCCCAGACCCAATTGTTTTGGTCGATGCTGCGCCGCTGCCGCTTGTCGCGGATCGTAATCTCCACGTCGCGGCCGACCAGATGCGAGAGCCACGCCTTACGCTTCGATGCCTCTGACGGCTCGAGCCGTAGCGCCGCATCAGTCGAGACGCGCCCGTGGAACACCGGCACTGCTACCACGGCACATCGTCTCCGCTGACCGGCTCAGCACGCCGCGATTGATTCGGCTCCCAGGTGTCAACCACGACGCTGTGAGTCTCGCCGAACTTCGAGACTTCGCGCCGCGCCGTCATCGACAGATTGACGTAGCCCTTCGCGGTCTGATGCTGCTTGATGAAGGCCAGCATTTTCTCGACGTTGAACGAGATGCGGAACTCTTGCCCAAAGCGCCCATCGCGCGCCTTCACGTTGATTGGTGCGTAGATCTTGTCGCTCATTACTTCACCTCGCGTCGCTCGAGTTGCAGACCTGCGCCGCCATCGATGTGTAGCGCGAAGAGCACGCCCAAAATGGCCCGCTTGTCTGCCACCGTTGCGGCAGGGTGTCTATAAACACGGTCGATCGCGCGGCTTGCCACATCGATAGCCCTGATGATTTCTTCGTGGCGCGTCAATCGTTTCAGTCTCTTCATTTCGCCTCCAGAACGGCCGCGGCGAGTCGCCCAGCCAGATCGCACAGTGTCATCATGGCGTCGTATTCGCGGTCTACTTCGCCGAGGAATGTCAGCGCCGCCGAGTTGTAGTCGGCCATCTGATCATCGTCGAACGTCACGACGGTATGCACCAGCTGTAGCCGCTCAGGGAAGTCCGGATTATACGAGCAGTAGACCGCGCGACGCGCGCCAGTCACCCAGCACTCGTGCTGCATCTGCGTGAGCGACGCTACTGGAATCGTGCCCTTGCGGACGAACTCGAAATGAGCGAACGCCTGCCGGCACTTGATCGAGAGCAGCGTCTCGAAGTCGCCCAGATAGCCGTCCGGTGAGCACCCAGCCATCAGCACGCGATGAGCGACGAACCCGCACCGCTGCACCATCTCGCCAGTCGCAGCCTCATACGCCGCAATAGCGAGCGGTTCCCGGTCGATGCCGGCCTGCATCGCTGGCGACACGAAGTCAGAGCCTTGCGGCTTTCCGGCGATGCGCTCGAGCACCAGCCGCATGATCAGATTGCGCCGTGATGCCGCCCAGCCGCTCTTCGTCTTGGCGAAGGCTTCGTGCGCCACTGAGCCAGTCAGCCGACCGCAGCGAGCGGCCAGCCAGGCGTCTGAGCGCTGATCGATGTCGAGAATGTCGAATGGCCTCATGACTTCGACTCTACGACTTGCCGGCATAGAGCCATGACGTCCTCGTGACGAAATTCCATCCCAAACCGCTCGCTAAATCGAAACCCTCGCCGCAGCGTTGACAGTGGAAACGTGACCTTTCGCAGCAGCAGCGGCTTGTTGCGACCGATCGTCGCAATGTCCTCTGGCGTCGTAACTCGCTCACCATCGAACGAGAAACGCGACACATGCCAGTCGAACGAATCGATCAGTTCGTCCTCTGTCGTGAACTCAGACGCCAACACTTGCACCATCGTGCCATTCCACATAACAGAACACGCCAGAAAAGGCTCGCTCGTATGAAACTCTAACGCCGGTGGCACTCCATCGAAGTGAGGCGTAACGAGATCTGCCATCTGCTTCAATGTCTGAGCATCTACCGATTGACCTAGAACGAATACGTCGTAGTCCTTCGGATCGTTATGCCACATCAAAGCGTCTCGAACCGCGCCGCCAGCGATCACGACACGTCCCATACCGCTTAGTAGGCCGGAGAAAGCTTGGTGCGCGTCTCTCAGTCTTGACATCGGAGCACTCATGCCGACACCTGCGCCGCGCGCTTCTTCATCGCGTCCCACTTCGCGCGGTCTGTCTCGACCAGCCACTTACGGTAGTCGATCTTCGAACCGTCCCATGCCGCCTTGAGTGCGTCTACGCCTTCGCCGGCCAGCGACTCGAGATCCGCCAGCCAGTCGTCGTATCCTGCCGGCGCTTTCGCCACGACTTCCGGAGTCTCCGCGTCCGCATCTTGCGCCATGCCTTCGAGCGGGATACAGAACGTCAGGAACGCGGCGTATTTGTAGGCTGCGCTCATCGCCTTGTTTGTCGCCTTGTCGGCCGAGTCCATCGCTTCACCAAACGTGCGCGCGATGTGCATACTGCGATCGGCGTGAGACGCAGACACGAAATCGAACTCCGCTTCTACGACCACCTTGAACAGCACGCCGCCACCCTTCGATACGTGCTCCGTGACGCTGCGACTGATCATGCGCGGCACAATCACTAGCCCGTGCTTCGCGAGCAACGGCGCCAGCGCGTTCAGCACTTCATCGATGCCCCGGAACTGGTAATGCTGCGACTGATTCGCGCGTGTCTTGGCGATACCTGTCTTGGCCAGGTCTGCCGACACTGCAGCGATTGCTTCGTAAACGGTCATGCGCTCACCTTCATCTCTGCCCGAATCCAGGCTGTTGCCGCCGCTCGCGCCTGCTGCGCTCGCGCCTCGATCAGTTGAATCGTGCCGATGATCTCGGCCACATCTTCAGTCGTATCCGCCATCATCGCGACGTAGCGGAAAGCATCCAGTGCCCGCAGACACTCCGCGGCTTTGAGCGTCAATGCATCGTGTAGTTGTCGCTGCATCACGCATCCTTCCGTTTCTCATCGAACAGCGCCTTGCGCCGCAGCCAGGCTTCACGCATAACCTGCTGATTCGCGCGCCGCACCATCGCGTCATACTGCATCTGCTCAAGGTCACGCTGCAATGGCGTGCGCCGCGCCAGAATCATCGCCGCGATAACAGCGAGAATGGAAAGAATCGTGGCGCCAGTCCAGAATTGGGCGAGCACAAGCCACGAGGCGTGCAGGAAATCCGAGAACACGAACGCCGGCATTTCGGGTAAAGTGAAGTCAGTCATGTGCAGCGCCTCCATTGCGCTGTGTCGTGATGGGCTCGGCTGTCTCCGCAGTCGGGCCCTTGTTGTCTACTGTGACGAAACGCCCAGCCCGAAACCAGGCCTCACCCAGCCCTCATTAGTTTTCGACCGCGCCTCGTGCAGCTGCTCAGCGTTGTATCGGCTGATGTCGCGGATCGCTTGCTGCGTTTCCTCGATCGTAGCGCGCATCGCGTCAGTAAGACGCACAAGCCGCACCACTTCGGCGGCGAGCGCCTTGTTCTCTTCGCGCAGTAGCTGATATCCCCTACGCATCACGCCGTTATCGTTCCACGATTGGTCTGCCTGCACGATCTTGTCAGACATGGCACCCTCGCAGGCTCGCGAACAGCGCCAGAAGCGGCGACCATCCGGTATAGCGGTAGAGACGGTATCGGGTCATCATTGGCGTGTCCTTTCAGTGCGTATCTGTAAACAGTAGCCTGCTTGGTCAAGTTCTTCGAGCGCCGCACGTAGATGCGCGTCAAGAATCATTGTCGCGTCTTCCATGTGCTTAACGAGTTCATCCTCGTCCTTGACATACCCGTCGCGCGTGATAATTAGGTCGTAGCGCTCTATTTTCATAGCCTAAGCCCTTTAGGCGCACTCATCCGAGTCAACTTCGCAGAACCCACCCGCCAGCCGGTCTTCTAGGCCGAGGCGATAGGCACTCATCGAGACGACCGACGGCCGGCGAAACACATCAGCCGCGAACAGCCGCGCCGCTTCGGTGCAGTCCACTTGGCGACCATCCGCCAGACGATGCGCTCGCACCGGGATACCGCACACGCAATCGCCATCGAGTGCCGCATCAGCGACCATTGAGCGCAATAGCTGCGTAGTCGTCGCGCGTCGCAGGAAATCGCCAAAGCGGCTCACATGCCCTCCGCTTCGATGGCGCACTGCGTCGAGCAGTAATCAGACTGGCGGTCTACCGGCACCGCTTCGCGGCACCAAAGGCACCGCGGCTGGTCGAACGCAGCGCGGCAGTCTGGGCAGTCACATTCCGCGCTGGGACACGGCGCCGCGTCACGGTCGAAGGTCTGCGTCTCGCGGTCGGAAACATCAGCAAACATTACGCCGCGTCCTCTCTGCGCCCGAACCGGAGCGCGTAAGGGTCGATACCAAGCTCAGACGCCAGCGCGAGCCCAACCGAGTAGCCCGGCTCTTCGATGATGCCGCGCTCGAGCTTGGCGATGTAGTCTTGCCGCTTCGCAATCGTCGCGGCTAGCTTCTCCTGCGTCAGTCCAGCCCGCTTACGGGCGTCGCGGAACCAAATGCGTTTCATATCCAGAACTATAATGCGTATCGGAATGTGGTGTCAAGCGCTTTAATCCTAGGTTGAAAATATTTTTGTTGCGCGGGAAACGGCCAGCAGTAGACTGTCCGCATGGATGAGCCGCTTGACATGGACGAACTGGAGTTGTTGGCGCATTGGCTCACGCACTACCCGAAGGCGTGCCGCGACTTGGATGCCGCCGGGGGAACTATTGGCGACTGTTCGGCGAGCCCGCATCGCTGCCGATGATGTCACGTCGCGGACGCTCGAGCAGCATCCAGATGTCGATGTAGACTATGCGTGCCGGTTCTGTCTGAGGCAGGTCTATCCGCTACTCGCCAGCGACCGCCGCGCATAGGCGCGGCCCCAGCCGGTCATTCATGGGAACCGATCACGCCCCGGTCGGGAGTGATCGGCTGGGCTCAGTCGGCGTGGATTCGGATCGACCGCAGGAAGCGATAATCTTCGTCGGTCCACATGGCCGGCGCTTTCATCAGACCCGTGGAGGGCGCCGTCGTCCAGACCGTTTCACGCCGGCACGATGGGCAGGGCTGTGGAATCACCGCCGCGTCAGGCGTCACGACATGCCCACAGAGACGACACGCCAGCGCAATCATTACCGTCTCACAAGCGCCCACAGAATGCCCGCGAGCAGCCCGAGCACCATAATGCCCCAGCCAGCCGCGAGCACTAGGAACGCGCCCCAGAAGCCTGCATAGCGCGTCCACGCATCCGTTACAGGTCCGTCTATCATGGTCTAGCTCGTTGGCGCGATGAACTGTGAGTAGAATACTGTAATCCGGATCGCTCCGGCGCCAGGCGTGCCGGTCGTCGTGATCCGAACTGCTGCCGCGCTTGTCTGCGTCGGGCCGGCCGCATCCGTGGCGACTCCGCCCTTCCGATGATTTAGCCCGACACTCGTAGTCCCGCTCGTCAGCGTCGCATTGGCCGATGAGAACCGCGCCGCAGTCGTCGCATCGCCAACGCTCCAGTCCGTCGCCGTCGTGATCGTGGTCGTGATGCGTGCCGTAACGGCTTCGATGATGGCATTCGCTGGCAGCAGATTTGCGCTTGTGTCGGTCGTGGTGCCGCCCGTGCTGAGCGTCAGATTCTCACTCAGGTAGCCGCGCTGCCAGTATCCGCCGTTCGCGTCAATCACGCGCTCGCGCCCGTGGTCCCGCGCCCGAATTTCATAGCCCATTACGCGGCCACCTTTCGCAGTCTAAACTCGCCGTAGCCATACACGGCATACGATGCACTCCCGCCGACAATCTCGAGCCGGTAGACTTTCGCACCGCTCGCAAGCGTGAGCGTCAGTGTCTCTTTCGTCCATGTCGTTGACGTGCTGGTCGTGCCCGTCGCCGCCGTGGTTGAGTCTGTCGTATTCCGCACGCGCACCGTTACCGACCCTGACGCGCTCTCTGTGCGATAATACACGACCGCCTCAAGCGTCAATCCGCCGAGCGTATCCGCGTCGAGCGTGAGTTCGTGATACCCGACAACCGGCACATAGGACGCCGACAGGATGCCAACATCGTCCGACCCACCCAGGTCAAGCGGCGACCCGCCGACATAGGCCGACTGATCAAGCGCCTGCCGGCAATTGTCGCCCACGGTATAGGTCCAGTCGTCGCCACTGACGAAGGCCGACGCTTTCAGAACAGTGAATGTTCGCGTAGCACTCATCGCATCGTAAACCCTGAGCCAGTCATTTCAGGCCCGGTGAGCGTCATGTTCATGTCAAAGTTTAGCAGTCTATCCATGTCGATGCAGACGAGTCTCGTGCCGATCTGCCCGTCCGGTATCACCGTATGACGAAGCACGACGAACGGCGTCGCCACGTCACCGCCTGAGCCGATACCCTCTCGATGCGTGATGCGGATCTGGTCGCCCAGGTCATCTTCCACGCCGATCAGATCCTGCTCGATCGTCACGTAGAGCGGGACATACGTGTTGCGCGTGAGCCGCCTCGCCATCGCATCAAATGCGGTATCGGCGTCTCGTGTGCAGAACAGTTCATGTGTGTCCTTTTGCAGCACGCCGCGCACGTTCGGCGTCCCGATCACGCCGCCTGGCACGTGCGCCGCGATACTCTCCGCGTCTTCGATGGTCAGGTCCTTCGCGCGGTAGGCTGCAGCGTCTGAGTCCCAATCGTAGACATACGCGATCCGGTTCTCGATTTCGTCATACGCCAACTGCTGATCGACCACTTCAACGCCTTCGACAAACTCGCGATACAGGCGCCCGGTCGTCGCCGTCGCGGTGTCATCGATGAGCACTGGATAGAGTTGGCCGAAGCTGTTGACCGACAGCCGGCAGTCGAACGTGACGCAAAACCGCCGCACCCACTCGCGCACCGTCATCGGCTCATAGATCGCCCAGGCACCTTTGTAGCCCGTGCCACCGATGCGCGTGACGGTCACTGTTTGCGCCGCGGCCCATTTCGATGTCCACAACTGCTTATCGCCGTTCGCGAACGCTTCAAGTGGGCCATACACACCGGAGCGGTAGCCGGTGCCGGCGTTCTTCAGAATGTGCTCATTGATGAACAACTGCCCTTGCTTAAATGCTTCATCGACCAGATTGCCGGTGCCGTCGCCGGTCGCTTCCATGCCGCAGCCGTTGACAGCAATTGTCACAGAGCCGGCACGGTGCGCAGTCAACCGCGGCCCTCGCACGTAGATCACCGTCTGGCGAATTACCTCGCCGGTCGTCGGATGCGTCAGTTCGATGTATGGATTCGCGTGTGGCCAGTCAGCAGAATCAGGCGTCAGATATTCGACGCCATCAAGTTCATCTCCGAGCGCGACGCGCTTCGGTGTATCCCCGTCTGCTAGGTCCGAGGCGTAGACCTTATGGATGTCCGTCGCGCCGATTGACACGAGCAGGCGGCCCCAGACACCATCAGGCACCGCCGTGCCTACGCGCACGTCTGGCAGCTGCTTCTCGACGTCGAGGTCGTCATCGTCGTTATAGCTCGTCCCTGGCGCGTCCGAACCGTCAAGCCATGTTGTCGGTGGATTGTGTGAGCGCCCACAGATGAGGTAATACGTCGCGCCGTCAACCGCGCTCCAGTTGATCGCGACATACGTTGTCGCATCGAATTGCGAGGGACAGCCGGCGACAGACACGACTGTTGAGAGACGCGACAGCCCAGAAGCATTGCCGGCAACTACCGCGTAATGCCGTGTAACTGTTCCGCTACCTGGACCAGTCAGCACGGCCGTGACGGTCTCAGGCGGCCCAATGGACCCTATAGGCTCGTCCGATCCGTCGATGCGGTAGTCACCAGTATCGATGACCGGAAGCAGACCCTTTGCGGCGCTCTCGCCGTTGACATCCAACGCGCCGATGTCTGAGTGCTCGCCGACGATGATCGGATAGATGCGCCCGCGCGAGTCGTCTGGTAGGTTCGTATGCTCGTCGCCGATCTCAACGCCGATGGTCCGCTCGAGGTCAAACGCTGAGAACCGGTTGCCTACGAGGTCGCTGATCTCCAGACTCGCGCGATGCTTCGGGCGCACTTGCAGCGATGAGATCACGCCGCGGAACAGTGGCCTCCATGTCGAGCCCGCCGAGCGCCCAGCTTCCGACAACAGCTCGATGTAGGCTTCGCGCCCGATCCAATACTTCGTGGCTGTCGCGTCAAGCAGGCCGCGGAAGAGTCCATCATCGTCGGATAGTTCGACGGACACGCGCGAGATTTCGTAGTTGCCATCCTGATCGGTGCATGACCGCGTGATCTCGCCCATGTTGAGGATGCGCCCATCGGACCATGCCGACGCATCAGCGTAGGGCCGACTACTCCAGCGGTAGACGGTCGTGCCCTCAGTCGCGGGATACTTCGCGAGGCGCAACGTCAGGCGAAAACACGGCGTCTTCACGCGGACCAGTCCTCAGCGGTAGTCAGGTCAGCGGCAGTCGGCACTGCCCCTGCGCCTGTGCAACTTGGCGTCCACCCAGGATCAACCGTCGGCAAGATCGGCCCCGTGTTCCCGCCGCCGCCTCCGCCATCACAGGTGCAGCAGCATTCCTCAGATGTGTCTATGGGAAGCTCAGGCGCATCTGTTGTGCCAAGCACGACAATCTGCACGATATATGACTGGCCGGTGTCAGGCTCATTCCCGAACCAGATATAGGGCGCGGCGAACGCATGGGACGACATCAACCACCGTAGGTTGTGATACGCAGGCGGCACATGCGTGCCAGTGATCTTGCTGTGGAAGAAAATCGTAAACGCCCGAGATGCGTCGAACCACGGCGCCGACCGATAGATGTTATCGTTGAAATTGTTGAAACGGATATACCCGCCTGAGTCGTCCGTCCCGCCTGTCCCGCTCTCGACAGAGAAGACATGCCCTGAGACGGTGTCGGTTAGGTCACTTATCGTAGCGAGTCCAGTATTGGAAATCAGAGCCGTGGTGCTGACAGGAGTCGCTGACGCTGCCTCAAACGACAGCTCAGACAACGACAGCGCGCGCTGCCAGATGCGTTCCTGTTTCGCGTAGGTCACAAGAGACGACGCGGTATCTGTGTCTCGAAGACCGATCATGTCCTCTAGCGTGCGCTCTCTGAATTGGCGCATGTCAAACGAAAAGCTATCGATGAGCGTCCCGTCCACGTAATACTTCAAAGCACTGCCAGTTGATGTCAACGCGAACCAATGATCTGCGCCGTCTGCGGCGATCGCTACCCCGAGCGTATCTACTTGCGTCGTGGTTTGACTCGCCGGCATCTACCACCGCACCCGTGGAACTTCTACCATAGGCAATCTCACCTTGTAATGTCCACCAGTCGTGCCTAATGCTTCCCATTCCGGTTCGTCTAGATATACGAGAGCCGCATCATTAATGGTAGAGTCTGGCACAAAGACTGAAAATCTCGACCAGTTCCGCTGAGCCTCGAACCACGCCATCAGCAAATCAAGCTGCGTCGCGGTTGCCACTGCGGATGTCTCCCATGACCGCTGCGCCACTCCTGAGTCATATGGACTCACCGATAGCGCGCCAACATCTGGCCCGAGTCGCCGGTTTCGGCTGTAGGTCTCTTTGACGAGTAGACCATTCGTCGGAAACGTCCGAAATACTCCAGCGACAACTTCCCCAATCACAACCGACACACTATTGCTCGCCACTCCCACCGTAAGCGTCGTAGCTCCAGCAGCCGTAGGAACAATCGGAATCCATGCATTGTATGGAATGCCATTAGGCCGTGCCGCAGGAGCGGCACCAGTCGCAGACGCGCCGCCGCCAATCGTGATCGTGCGTGCCCCGTCGATGTTATGATTAGCGACAACCACGCCAGATATCGACCCGGACGTTGACGCGATCGACCATGTAACTGTTCCGCTCGTGGCTTTCGCTGGACGATTGGCACGATCATCCACAACCCAATCGTCTGTGTAGTCGCTATCTGTAGTCCCAGCCGTCGTCGTGACCGTCCCGCCTCTCTGCCACATTTCATCAGGACGCAGATAGTAAGCGGCCATTTACGCTACCCTTCTCACGAGCGCGCGGAACTTCCCGAAATTCTTGCCTCCGCGCATGATGTCTTCGATCGCAATCGTTCCGATCTCACGGTCGCCGATGTGAACGTGTATCGCCGTTGGCATCTTATCCTGCTGCGACTCTTCGGAACTCATTTTCCCAATCGGCGTAAACGTCGCGCGCTCCGGCCCAGCCTCGCCAGCGAGAAACAACGTTGGACGCTTCACCATGAAATCGCCGCCGTTCGCCATTGGAATCGGCTGTTGTTCCCAATCGCGCTGATACGTGCGGTCGATCCCGTCAGACGGTATCGGGTCAATCTTCCATGAGACGCGGCCCTCAATCTGCGGGTCAGGTATGTTCTCAATCGCCAACCCAAGCCCGCGCGCAATCGCATCCGTGAGCCGCTTGACCGCATCGACGACCTTTGCAAATCCTTGCGTCATCGTCTCCGAGAACGTCACACCAGACGCTCCGAGGTCCGTAATCACGGCGCCCGTCGCATCGGTCAGCATCCCCATTTCAACCATACGCTGAAGCATCGGCGCCATCGCCGCAGGGATCTCTGTGCCCGTCCGCAGCGCATCCGCGACAAACTGATTGATCGACGCGCCCATCTTGCCGATAACGGTATCCACGTCGATACCTGCGCCAGTCAACACCTTGAAGTCTTGGAAGAGTCCCTGTGCGATCTTGTCGAGACTCTGCCGTGCGAGCGCGGGCCCAAGTTCCTCGAGAGAGAACCCGTAGCGTTTCACGGCTTCATCGAGCGTTCGCATCGCCGCATCTTGGAACTCAAACGCCGCATTGAGTTCATCGATCGCTAGCTTGTATTGCTCTGGATTCTTAGCGTCGAGCACACGGTCGAGCGTCATGCCGGCTTCGTGCGCGCGTCGGTTCAGTTCGCCCAGCCCGCCGGCTGCATCGACAAACGCCTGCCGAACTGGATTGACTTCTTGCTCGGCCTTTTTCCAGATACGCGATATCGCGGTAACAGCAGCCGTGACACCAGCGACCACCGCTCCGAACACGTTCCCAGACGCCAGTTTATTGAGCACTCCTTCAATGCCGCGCGCGACCGTGCCGGCGAACTCTGACCACTTTCCTTGCAAGCTCCCGAATAGATCGCCAAGACCACCAAGTCGCCCGGCCCAGACCTGTGTAGCTGTCGGCAAATGCTTACTCAGCACGTCCGACGCAACCTTGCCAAATGAGACGACACGCTTTTCTGGAACGTCTAACTTCAAACCCTCGAAGAGCCCAGTCCACGATTCTCGAAGCGTGCCTATCTGCTGCGATGCGGCCTGCGCCACAAGCGCCTCGATCTTGAGTTGGCTATTCAGCGCATCGACCTGTGGCGCTGTGAGCTCATACATGCGCGCGAGCTTTTCGACGGCCACGCCCTTGCTCGCGTAGTAGCGCACGCCTTCGACCACGCGACCATCAATCTCCGCGATGATGTCGCCGAATGGCCGCGCCGTCTCCGTCACGCTGCGAAGGTATCCGCGGTAGTCAGCCAGCGCGATCCCCGCATTCTTGGCCGCCTCACGCTGCTCGTCCAGGCGCTTCCGCGCTTCGTCCATGTCACGGTCGAACGCCTTTAAGTCGCCTTCGCTGAGCTCGATACCGACGTTGACCGTATTCGCAAACGACTTCGGCCGCGTCACCGACGCGAGCGCCTTTTCAAGCGCGGCTGACTGCTGTTCAGCCTCGCGCTGAATACCAGCCGAGAGCACCAGAGACGGATTGAACCCTGACTTCGCGAACCGTGCGAGTTCTACCGCAGCTTCCGCCGTGATGCCCTTCGTCGTGCGCCACCATCGTGAGAGCGCGTCGCCGGCATCGTCCAGCACTTTCACGGTATCCTCGGACATCCCCACCGTCGAATCCCGCAGATCATCAAATCCGCGCTTAAGCGTCGGCAGGATGTTGGCCCCCTGCTTCCCGAACAGGTCCATCGCCACCTGGACCTGTTGCGCCGGATCTGTCATCTGCCTCAGCGCATCGGAGATCGCAATAAACTGATTCTCTGGCCTGAGATTCTTGATCTGGTCGAGATCGAGTCCTAGCTTCGTGATGGCTCCGAACGCTGACTTATCCCCAGATGCAAGCCGATTCTGCAGCTGATTGATCGCGCCGGTCATGTCCTCGATGGAGTTCCCGGCGTCATCGCCAGCGACTTGCAAACGCTGCAGCGCGGTCACAGAGATGCCCGTTCTATCGGCCATCTTCGTGAGCGCGTCGGCGTCATCGAGGATGGCTTTCCCGAACGATACCACTGCGCCCACGGACAGACCGATACCGAGCCCTCCGAGTAAACCATTGACGGACTTCAGCTTGTCGAGCCATCCGCCTGTGCTGGTGCCAGCATCACGCGCTGCGCCTGCGAGCTTCTGCAGTCCAGCCGGCACATCGGCGCCCATCGCGCGTAACTTCTCGACGGCTTCCGCCGCTCGCGATGATACGCGCTCGAGTTCTCCTGCCGTGAGTTTCGACGCGCCGCCAATCTCCGCGACGGCCTTCTCCATCAACGTCGCCTCTTGGATGAGACGACGCCCGGAGAACTGATCCACCATGCGATTGAGCGCTTTTTCGACACGTCCCGCGCCTTGCGTGAAATCAGTCAGCTTCGCGTCAGCCTTATCGACTGCCGCATAGAAGCTCGAGAAATCCGCCGCGAACCGCGCCGTAATCGCCATGTGTGGTTACTGCCTCTCTTTGGCTGATGCCTTGTTCATTTCTTCGACGAGGATGCCATACACATCACGCGGGAGTGTCTGCACGTCGTCGAGCGTCCAGGTCATCCAGCGACAGATGGCGAGATCAGAGAGGATGCCTTCTCGCCAGCCCGCCCGTTTTTTCGGGCTTCCATCGCCGCCTCAACTGCGACTTCGTGCTTGTCCACCGCGTCGCGGATCTCGTTGAACGAATCCGCATCAAGAGCGATGATGGCCGCTTCGCTGACCGGCACCTTCTTGCCACCGTCTTCAAACGACCAATCGACGACATACTCGACGACCTTCGCGAGCCCGACTTGTGCCGGGTCGAGCTCTGTTTTCTCGCCCATGATCATCGACTTCATTTGTCTCGCCATGATCGCGCGATACTCGCCCGCGTTCAGTTCCTGCTTCACGTCGATCCAGTCGCCGTCCGAGAGGTCGAGCCGCACCGTGCGCGGCTGCACAAACCGATTCCGTCCCATGTGATTACTCCTGCAGAAAGACCGTGACCGTCACGGTCGTATCTGCGACATGCAGCGACTGAACCGCGTAATCCCAATGCGGCCCATTCTGGCGCGGGATGCGAAACGTCAAGCCCTGCTGCTGGAGCTTGAAGTTGTCAGCGCTGACGACCTTCGCGGTCACCGTCGCCGTCGCACCCGTGCCGGTCATCTCATACGCCGATAGCGTCGCTGCCGTGTGATAGCCCCACCGCAGCAACGCGTCCCGGCCCTTGATCGTCAGTGTGCCCATCTAGTCGTTAGTTCCAGCTCCACGAACCATTGGCCGCGAACGCCCCGGAAATGGTGACCGCTGCCGACACGCCCGTGTCCATCGAGAGGTCGAGCCACGCCGGCCCATACCAATACTTCGTCGGCGCATCGCTCGACGGGTAGAGGTAGAGCTTCACGCCATCGCTCGAGGTCGCGCCCGTAAACGGCTTCGCTTCCGTCTCATCCCAGAACCCGGAGAATGTGCCCTGCAGGTCAGGCAGACCCTGCACGTAGGTCTTGTTTGAGTCACCGAACGCCGTCACTTCGATCTTGTCGGTCGTGCGGTTGATCGTCCACTGATTGAGCTTGATCACACTCGAGGCAGTGCCCGAGCCTGTCGTGCTCATGTAAATGACGCCCTTACGTCCTGCGTATGCTGCCATCGTCGTCTACTCCTGTTGCCGCGCTAGGCGGCGATTGGCTGAGTCATCATGAGCCGTTGGAGGTCGCCGGCCACGGTTTTGGCCCGCTCCACCCACGACGCCTCGGCCACACAGGCCGGCAATTCCGCCGCCATCTGACGACGGCCCGAGTCATCCTGTAACCACGTCCGCATTAAGACGGACGCCTCCGCCGCCGTCGAGAACGTCGGCACACGCTCGCCGAACACTTCCGACACCTCGGCGCGAGCCTCTGAGATCGAGAACGCACCACACGCCGCAAGCTCATACGCGCGCGGACTCAACGACTCCGGCACCAGTCGCCGGCCGTCCGCGTGCGTCAACGGTAGACGCTTACTCCCACGCGTCCGATAGAGATTGAGCCCGATCTTCGCCGCACGATACAACGCGCTCGCGTAGACGTTCTCAATCTGGTCGCCGTAGCAGCACGCGCGAACTTGCTTCTTCAGGCCCAAGCCTTTCCATGTGCCGTAGATGCCCAGGTCAATCCCTGTCCAGTCGATCGCGTTGAAAAACTCAACCCGCTCAGGGAAGAACGACCCGACAAACACGACATCATGCGCCCGCACCCCGACGCCTAGGTCCAATGGATGCGGCCCGTGCTTGAGCGGATGCCACCCATGCGCGAGATATCCGCTCCGCGGGTTCACCGCGCGGAAGTCGGGGAGGCACGCGCGCTCGTTCGTCCAACAACCATCGACCATCGCCGCGATCTTAAGCTCCTCGGCGTGGTCATACGGCGATTCGGTAAACAGCACACACACCCGTTGCCGGGCCCGCTTCAGCATCAGCACGACATCCGGATGCAGGAACATCGCCGACACGATCAGCACGACATCCGGCTGCCAGCGCAGCGCCGCTTCCACAATACCGACGCCAGCGTGATAAACAATATCGACGTTGTTCGGCTTCGGCAGATCTGGTTGTGCCTTCTTCCGTTTGCGCCACAGCGCATGTAGCGCATTCGCGCTCGCTTCGAGCCGCGTATCAAGCCGATAGTGCTGCACTTCAACGCCGAGTTGCTGCAGTCCGTAGTTGAGTCCGTCGAATACGTCCGCGGTAGACCAGGACGCGCCCGGATGCGCGAGTAACACCTTCATACAAACGCCTCATGCACACGATGCGCTCGCACACCGGCCAGCGTCTCATTGACCGGATGTAGCCGACACAGCGCCCGGCACCCATCATCCACGCGATACGTGCGCGGATGCCGCGCCCAGACAGCCGCGAACGACTCGCGCGACACATCCCCGATCGCCGTGACCCCGCGCCGTTGCGGACAGACCCAGACCCGCCCGTCAGGCGTGATCGTCGTGTGCAGTTGAATGCCGTGGCAGTCCGTATACCCGTGCTCACGCCACGCGGCATAGTTCGCAAACCGAGCCAGATCCATCTCGACATCCGGCTCCCCGGCGATCAGCGCCAGGTCGTCAAGCTCAGTCCAAATCCACGAGCGCTCATCCACGCATACCGACGGATGATCCGCAGCTGTCCGCACAGCCGGCCGAAACGTCGTATACGTCGCCCCGAGCCGACGCCCAAGCATCAGCATCTCCGGAGCGCGCTCCACGTTCTCGCCGTGCAGAAGAAACGACGCCCCGACCACAGCCCTATGCCCAACCAGCGACCGCAGTCCGTCGCACGCCGCCTCAAACCGTGCCGCCGGCACACCCTTTTCCGCCGCGTAGGATGCCCCGTCCGGCGCATCGAGCGAGACGACCACCCATGATGCCAACTGCGCGAGCCGTCGCCCTGTCTCTGTCGTCAGCAGCCCTCCGCAGGTATACATCCCCTGCTCGAGCCCAACCGCCGCGGCATGTTCCACACACGCGAGCCAATGCGGATGAGTCGTTGGCTCCCCGCCACCGCTCCAGACAATCGACCGCACGCCGCACGTCGAGAACTCATCCAGCGTCCGCCGCACCACTGCGACATCTGCGAGATCCCCCGTAGACTCAAACGCCATCGGCAACCGCCGCGCCCGAACCGCCCACGGCCCTTTGATGTGCGTGTGCGCGAAGTGGCAATCCTGGCACCCCAAGACGCACCGATTCGAAAGATCCCATTCGACCGTCACAGGCGCGGGCGACTCGCCGCGGTCCCATGCGGCAATCCGGTCGATATGCCGCAGCGTCTTGGCGCGCGGATCAATCCACACACGCCACCTCCGCGACACCGCGACTCACCGCGCCAATCGTCAACAGCAGGTCTACCGGCACCGCATAGACGCCCGACACCCACAGCGCGTGCATGAAATCGTAGTCGCCCTCATACCGATGCCCGTAATGCTGCACATGCGCCAGCCACACATCTCGGCGGACGACTGCACAATTCAGGTCGATGCTGCCCATGCGAGGCGGCCAGGCGTCACCAGACGGCCACACCGCGCCGCCCTTGTTCGTCTGGACAACCAGTAGTTCTGGATAGCCTTCGGCTTCTGCCGCGCCCTGCAGTTCTGCGACCACCGACGGCCCAGCCAGCACATCGTCATCGCAGAGAAATGCGACATACCGCCCATGCACCGCGCCGGCATAGTCGGGCACGCGCGAGAACATGCCGCCGACGCCCAGCCCGACATGATCCGGGATCACGATCTGCTCGATGTCCCGCACGCATGTCTGCGCCTGCACACTGGCAAGGTTGCGCGCGAGCGCTTGCGGCCGGCGATACGTCGGCGTATAGAACGTGATGAACGGCGTCATGCGTCCACCTGGAACCCGGCTTGCCGCACAATCTCAATGAGTGACGACATCATGCGCTGTCTCGCCCTGACGAACTTCGGAATCGCGCGCTGCGCTTCTGGCGGTTGCGGCATCGACCCACGATTCGCACCGCGTCGCGTCTGCCTCTGCACCGTGCCGCGCTCAAAGATACTGGCGTGCTTCGCCCGACTCCGCACCACGCCCACCGTGCCGAACTTGGACGAGTTGTGCTGCATCGTCACGCCGCGCTTGAGGTTGCCCGTCGGACCTTCTGGATAGCCTGACTCAACTGACCGTGCCGCGTCCGCAGCCGTCTCGCGAATCACCTCGTCAGCCTCTCGACGCAGTTCCTCTGGCGCTTGCTGCAATGCGCGCCGAAACTGGTCGAGTCCGTTGAACGTTAGCCGCACGCTCACGGCGTCACTTCCTCGCAAATCAACTGCAGTTCCTTGTTGCGTTCATCGACGTTCTGATACGACCGCACGAAGAATTGCCGGTCGCGCTTCAGCACCGGATCGCTGTAGACAATCCGCGTGTCCATCGTGATCTGTGGATGCCAGCGACCCGTAATCAGGAACTCCATCCCGCGGCCTTCTCCGGTTGGCCCTTGCGCCTGCATCGCACACCACCAGTCAGGCGGCGACAGGTCCTCGAAATACCCGTCGCTATCACCGCTCGTCTGCGGCGACCGTGACAACCGCACGCATTTCGCGAAGCGCCCTACTCGCATAGCACCGGCAGTTCATAGAGCCGATCGGACCAGCATCGCTCAGCTGAGACACGCGCCGCAGATGCCTGCACGTCCATGCCGTCGCGATCCGCATCGAGATAGGAGACGAACATCTTGATGCCGTTCTTGATGCGTTCCGGCACCAGCGCCGCGGAGCTCCACCCGATGACATACGTGATCTGCACGCGCCCGATGCGTCGATCCGCCTGCAGCGATGGCCAGGACATATCAGCCGCCCGCACCAGCCGCGCCGGACGCGATACCGTGTCCGTCTCGTAGTAGGTGCTCGAGAGCGTCTGTAGCGTGCCGTCTGAGTCGTAATACTTCACATGCGTGATGCTTTGCAGCTTCATCGCACGCGGTAGCGGGATCACCTCGGCAAACTCGGACAGGTCCGCGCGCCATGTCTGCGTCAAGAGTCCGTAGTTCAGATAGTCCTCAGCCTCTTCGCGCGCCGTCTTGATGTAGCTCGCGATGAGGTCGTCACTATCCGCGCCCGTGATGCGCGCCTGCGCCTTTGCCTCTTCCGGCGTCACCGGCTCAGAGGTCGGAGCCGTCACCAGGACCGCACTAATCGCGACGTGTGCGTTCACGTTTGCCTCGTTTGATGACAGCGACTTCCGGAACTGCCGGAGCAACCGCAACCTCTTCGGCCACGATTGCCACCGGTATTACCTCGACGGGTTCCTCGTCCGGTAGACGCTCGGCCTTCTCGCCATCGAGGTAGCCGAGCATCCACGGGGGAGGATTCTTCACGTTCACCACTTGCCCCGGCATGAACGGATAGCCGTCCACGCCGGAGTCAAGGATTTGCAGAATGCGAATACGCACGTTAGGCTGTGCCTTCCGCCGGCGCCGTGAAGCGCTCGACGCCACCGATCGCGTTCGTGCCTGCGACTGGCAGCACGGTCCCGCGCGATGACTTGTGATACGGAATCGCAATGACCGCTCCGACCGTCGCATCCTGCGTCGCCCGAGAAATCTCCAGCTTCAAGAACTGCTCGACCGGCTGCTGAATGTCAACGACGAACGTCTTATTATCGTCCGTGTCGCCAACGGTCTGCGACGTGCCGGTCAGGTCCGCGTAAGACCCGCCGACCGTATCGCACTGCGTCAGCTTGATCGACGTGGCGGCACCACTGACGATCGCGCCGAATGGCACAAGAAACAGACAGCCATCGAAGCCTGTCATGTTGACGGCCGTGCAACTGATGGCAGTCTGCGCCGCGGCGCCAGCGGCCACGGTCGCGACCTGAATCGGATTAGCGTAATCGGTAATAAACACAGCAAGTCTCCTTCGAGTGAAAAGGCAGCGCGAGAGAGCCGATACTGACCCTCTCGCGCGTTTGCCGTGTTATGCCTGCGTTCCGTATTTCACTGGATGCGTGCCGGCGTCGAGCAAGTCACCGTCCGACCGCGCGAAGGCCAGGAAGCCCACCTGGTGATAGTCGGCGTAGCGCTCATCCAGCCGGACCAGCGTGATATCACGGCAGTCGCGGATGATGTATTTCGACAGGTCGCCGAACAGGATCGACTTGACCGACGTGGCCGGCGTGGTCATCGACTGGTTAATGACGTAGGGGAAGCCCAGCACGAGATCCGGCTGACCGGCCACCATCGACGGCTGCCACAGTGGCGCACCTACCGTATCGCCAGAATACTGGAGCACCTTGACCTTCTTCAGCATCTTCAAGGCGCCGTCGTGGAACATGAACCGGCCGTTCATGCGGTAGGCCGGATCGACCGAATGCACCAGATCGACCAGGTTGTCGTAGGTGACCGTGGCCGTTCCGGAGAACGTCACGCTCGAAGATGTCGCCGCGGTCACGAGGCCATTGGGCTGGCTCGAGCCGGTGCCGGTCGTGAAATGGTCATTCTGGATACGGGCGATGCGCTCGCCGAGCGCACGACCGATGAAGTCGGCCGCGCCGATCGACGTATCCTGCAGGAACTCGACCGCGACCAACACGCTCTTGCTCGAGTATTTGTAAGCCTGGAGCACCAGCTGGCCGAAGGTGATGTCCACCTCGGATACCTGTGTATTCTCCGCGAGGATCGCGCCCTTGTTGGACGTGTCGTCCGAGGTCGGAATCGGCATGTCAGACCCGCTATCGGTGCGGATGACAGTGGACACCTGACGCATCCCGCCGAACTCGAGCAGCGCCTTTTCGAGTGCGCCCATCGGCGAATCAGCCACTGAGTAGCCGCCGATCGAACCCGACCCGACGCCGATGGCCGCGCGCTTCTCCCATTCCGCCACGTCCGCGGGCGCCAGCGAGCGCAGCGCGTGTTTCGGCAGACGCATCGAGATCGTCTTGCTGCCGATGTTGATGCCGCAGCGCTTCGCTGCGTCCCGGTGCTCGTCCCTGACTTCGGCTTCTTCTGCGCCATGCAGCAACCATCCGCGGAGCGCCATTTCCTGGTCCTTGCCGGACGCGTGCTGCACCGGAGCGCCGCCACGATGCGCGGGCTGAGACGGCGCCGAGCGCCGGCCGGCCGACTGGTCTGCCTCGTCAGCCGTGACGGTCGCCTTGTTCAGCCGAACTTCGCGGTCGATGCTGGCCTGAATC